ATGAACTTACATAGCTTATTCCCAACTGCTGTAGGATTCTTTAATCTTGATCGCTCATTGACTGAAGAAGAAAAAGACTTTCTATTAACGCTGGAACAACGTCCTAACATGGGAAACAGAACCAGCAAAGATAACTTTGTACTTCGTAATCAGTGCATGACTTCCTTACGTAGTTGGATGGAAGATTGTGTTGATGAATACTTCAAAGCCACTGTAAACCCTAAACATGCTGTGAATCTACGTATCACACAGTCTTGGGTTAACTACAGTGAGCCAGGACAGTTTCATCATAAACATGCACATCCTAATTCGTATGTCAGTGGTGTATTCTATATACAAACCAATGAAAACGATAAGATTTACTTCTACAAAGATGGATATCAACAGATCAAGTTCCCTACAGCACAGTGGAATGAATGGAACAGTGAATCATGGTGGTTCGAAGCTGCTGAAGGAAAGCTTATATTGTTTCCTTCTAACTTAACACACATGGTCCCTACTGTTGAGGGTGATGTTGTTCGAACATCCCTGAGCTTTAATTCATTTCCTGTTGGTGTTGTTGGTGAAGAACTAGATCTTACTGGATTAAAACTGGAGGCTTAAGTGGCACACTTTGCTAAGATTGATGAGAACAATGTAGTAATTCAAGTCGTTGTTGTTGACAACAAAGACACTGCTGATGCTTCAGGTGTAGAGAAAGAACACATCGGTGCAGCATTCCTAGAAAGACTACTAGGTGGTACGTGGAAGCAAACGTCTTACAACGGAAACAAACGTAAGAACTATGCTGGTATGGGTTATACCTTTGATGCTGTCCGTGATGCTTTTATACCCCCTAAGCCTAGCGATGACGCTGTATTAGATGAAGAGACTTGTCAGTGGGTTGTTACTTTAGCTGCTGACTCTATTGGTGCTGACACTGTTTAAGGAAATCAGCAATCTTCTGATGCTCTTCAGCAGTACCATCGTTCTTAATACGGTTAGCTCTCCATGACACTACCACTACATTACCTTTGATGTAGCCTTTGGTAGCGTCTATACGGTCAAAGCTAACCGAGTTCTCCTGTCTTTCAGGAGCAAAGTAGTTAAGTTCAATACCTAGTATCTTACATTACCTAAAGCTTTACGTATCTCTTCAGTAGGTTTTCCATGAGCAACTAAGTGTTGGACAAGGTTTAACCTTTCCTGAGAAGTTAGTGATGTTTTAGCAAAGTGATGTGCCTGCATAGTGTCTCCAAAAAGCAGGATTGTATCACACTTTAGTAACGCAGTCAAGGGGCTTTACAGCAACAAAATAGGTGTGGTAAAATTACAACATGGAAGAAAAACTACAAAGATACTATGAAAATAGGTTTGACTTATTTTCTCATCCAGGTTGGCTTGATTTGATGGAAGATGCTCAACAACTGTTCGAAGCATACAACAAAGTCACCTCCATCACTGACTCAAACAACCTATTCTTTAAAAAAGGTCAACTAGACATCTTAGATTGGCTCCTGACACTCAAAGAAGTATCAGAAAAAGCCTATGAGGATTTAACGAATGAGGATTATAAATGATTTTCAATGCTCTGAAGGTCACACAACAGAGCATTTAGTTGAGTATACCCAGAACACTGTAGTTTGTCCTGTTTGCGGTAAAAGAGCACAAAGGCAATTAGCAGCACCGAGAAGTAAGCTAGAAGGTATTACTGGCTCATTCCCTGGTGCAGCAGATCGATGGGCTAAGGTACACGAACAGGCCGCTAAAGTAGCACAGTCTAAGTCCTACTACGAGGGATAACTTAGATTTTTTTAACATCCTAACAATTGGGTTTAACCCGACTAGGAGACGCAAATGGCTGAATTTGTAGATTCTGTTGATGACGAACAACAAGTTAATGAATTTCAAGCGGAGGAAGTAAAGCAAGCAACACCTACTCAGCATGAGATCCCTGAGAAGTATAAGGGTAAATCTCTAGATGAGATCATAAGGATGCACCAAGAGGCTGAGAAGTTAATTGGTCGTCAAGCACAAGAGGTTGGTGAAGTTCGAAAACTTGCTGATGAGTTAATCAAGAGGCAAATCACTACCCCTAAGGTAGAAGCAAAAGAAGCTGTTGAAGAAGAGACTGATTTTTTTGCCGATCCTGTTAAGGCAGTTAACAAAGCAGTAGCTACGCATCCTGCTGTGCAGCAAGCTCAATTAGCAGCAGCACAGATGGCTCGTATGCAGACTGCGAACAGGCTAGCTCAATCACATCCAGATTATACACAGGTCATTGCTGATCCTGAGTTTGCTGAATGGGTTAAAGGCTCTAGTGTTCGCCAAAGGCTGTACGCAGCAGCGGATCAACAGTTTGACTTTGACTCTGCTAACGAACTACTCACTACGTTTAAGGAACTGAGAAAGATCAAACAGGAAACTGTTAATCAAGCTTCTCAACAACTCCAAGAACAGACAGAGAAGACACTTAAAGCTGCTACTGTAGCTCTTGATGGTGCTACTGGAGAAACGAGCAAGAAAATTTACCGTCGAAGCGATCTTATTCGGCTTCAAATGACAGATCCAGAGCGTTACCTAAACCTGCAACCAGAGATCATGCAGGCATACGCTGATGGACGTGTCCGTTAAACTTAATTTTAAAGGAAATTTAAAATGGCTGCTGTAACTTATCCTGGAGGTAGTTCCTCCATCGTTAACAAGACCAATGCTGATAAATTTATTCCAGAGATTTGGTCTGATGAAATCATCGCTGCCTACAAGAAGAATCTTGTTATGGCAAACCTTGTCAACAAGATGTCTATGCGTGGCAAGAAAGGTGATCTGCTTCACATTCCTAAGCCCACCCGTGGCGTAGCTGCTGCCAAAGCTGCTAACACTGCCGTTACCATTCAGGCTAACGTTGAAGACGAAGTGCAAGTTTCAATTAACAAGCACTACGAATACTCACGTTTGATTGAGGACATCGTTGAAGTGCAAGCATTGGCTTCCCTTCGTCGTTTCTACACCGAAGACGCTGGTTACGCTCTTGCTACGCAAGTAGATACTGACCTTGTTCGTATCGGTCGTCTCTTCAATGGCTCACACGCTGCTGGTGCAACTGGTGACTACTCTGTTACTGGTACAACCACTGCCTACATCGGTGGTGATGGTACGACTGCCTTCTCAGGCGGTGCTGGTGCTGGTAACGCTTCTGCACTGACTGATGCTGCTATCCGCCGTACCATTCAGCGTCTTGATGATGCTGATGTTCCTATGGATCAGCGTTACTTCCTCGTTCCTCCTGTTGCTCGTAACACCATGATGGGTCTTTCTCGTTTCACCGAGCAGGCTTTCGTTGGTGAGCAAGGCGGTAGCAACACCATCCGCAACGGTCAGATCGGTGATGTATACGGTGTTAAAGTGTTTGTTTCTACGAACGCTGACACAGCTTACAGCTCTTCTGGGACTGCTCCTCGTGCTTGCTTGATGTTCCACAAGGATGCAATGGTTCATGCAGAGCAGATGGCTGTTCGTTCACAGGCTCAGTACAAGCAAGAGTATCTCTCTACGCTGTACACTGCTGACACCCTTTATGGTGTTGCAGAGCTTCGTAACGATGCTGGTATCGCCCTCATTATCCCTGGTTGATAACATTAGGGGCCTAATCAGCCCCTCTAACTAAGGAGATAATTATGGCTGCTACTTCTGTTGTTTCTCGTCGTGGTACAGATCAGTTTCGTGGTCTATTCAGTGATACTTGGTCAGTGACAGCTACGCTGGACTTGGCTTCGGTTGCTGATGCTGAAACACAAGTTGATACTGTTACGGTTCCTGGTGTTGCTCTTGGTGATGTTGTTCTTGGTGTTTCGTTCGGTGTCGATGTTGCTGGGCTCAGTATTACTGCTGATGTCACGGCTGCTGATACGGTAACGATTGCCGCTAACAACAATACTGGTGGTGCTGTTAACTTAGCATCCACTACGATCAAGATTGCTGTAGCTAGGTTCGTATAAAAAGGAGGGGCTTTGTAGCCCCTTCAACATATAGAGGTCATTATGGTTTACTTTAGATGTAAGTGGTCCAACAATGTAATTGGTGTTGAGGTTGAATATGATGTAGCACAGATGCGTAAGCATCCTGACTATGATGAAGTAGAAGAAGAAAAGAAAGAAGAAACTGAAAAGGCTACTAAGGTAAAGAAATCTAAAGAGGATTAGAAATGTCTAACTATACGAAGACAACCAACTTTACTGCCAAAGATTCTCTACCATCAGGTAATACAGGTAAACTTGTTAAAGGCTCTGACTTTGACTTAGAGTTTACCAACATTGCTACCGCAATTGCAACCAAACAAGATACTTCTGGTTTAGGTTCCCTAGCTTATCAATCATTAGGTGCTGTATCCGTTACTGGTGGTTCTATCACAGGTGTTGATCCTTTGTCAGATGCTGATGGTTCTGTCCGGTCAATACCACAATCTGGATCAGCTAAAACTACTTCGTATACGTTAGCAACCACTGACAATGGTAACTTCATTGAAGTTGGTAGTGGTGGTTCAATCATTGTTCCTGATGCAACATTCTCTGCTGGTCAGAATGTGGTGATCTTTAACAACACCACAGGCTCTATCACTATCACTCTTAACATCACTACAGCCTATGTATCTGGTGTTAACACAGACAGAAGCTCTGTAACCTTAGCTACTAGAGGGTTAGCTACGGTATTCTTTATCTCTGGTACTGTTTGTGTGGTTACTGGTAGCATTGTATGAGTTCTGCTGCTCTTCTTACTACAGCCATAGAAAACTATCCTAAACAGATAGCTTATACAACACCTGGGACATATACGTTTGTTCCTCCACCAGGAGTTACTTCTGTTTGTGTTGTCACTATTGGTGCAGGCGGTGGTGGTGGAAGAGCCTGGGCTGGTGGTGGGGGTGGTTTAGGCTACAAGAATAACATCACTGTAGTCCCTGGTAACTCATACACAGTTGTTGTTGGTGCTGGTGGTGTAGGAAGTTTTTATAGTGACGGTACTTTTAGTTATGGAAGTGATGGTGGAGACAGTTACTTTATCAGCACAGCAACTGTTAAAGGTGGTGGTGGTAAAGGCGGTGGAACAAGCAATAGTTTAGGTTATATTCAAGGCACTGGTGGTACATACACTGGTGATGGTGGTGGTAATGGAGGTACACACTCCACAGCAGATCCCCCATTATATTCCGCTGGTGGTGGAGGTGCTGGAGGTTATTCAGGCACTGGTGGTAATGGTGGTATTGGTGGTACATCTAACACAGGTTATGTAACTGCCACAGCAGGTTCTGGTGGTGCTGGTGGTGGTGGAGGTGGTAGTGCCGGAGGAAGTGGCTATACTGCCGGAGGCGGAGGCGGTACAGGGTTATTAGGTAGTGGTTCTAGTGGCTCTGGTGGCGCATCTGGCGGTAGTAGTTCAAATGGATCTGGTGGTGTTGGAGGTTCGTCAGGATCTACAGGATCTAACGGATCTTCCACAGGTGGTGCTGGTGCTGTCTATGGTGGTGGTGGAGGTGCTGGAGCAACCACAGGCAGTACTACTGGAGGTAATGGTTCTGGTGGTGGTGTAAGGATTATATGGGGAGCAGGACGTTCATTCCCGTCAACTAATACCGGAGATGTGTGATGGCTCTCCAAGCAGACGAACACGTAAAACAGATTGGTGATGCCTTATCAATCATCACTGTTGTTGGTACCTTAGCTAACCTGTTACCAGCTATTGCAGCTATCCTTACCATTGTATGGACTGCAATCAGGATATGGGAAACAGATACAGTACAGATGATCTTTGGAAGGAAGAAAGATGAAACAAAAACCAAAGAAGATTGAGAAGGTTATGCGTGAATATAAAGAAGGAACACTGCATAGCGGTAAAGGTGGTCCTGTAGTTAAGTCACGTAAGCAAGCAGTTGCCATTGCCTTATCAGAGGCTGGTATGGCTAAGAAGAAAGGAAAGAAGAAATGATGAAACCCTGTCCAGGATGTCCTACCCCAGCTAAGTGCAAGAAAGCTGGTAAGTGTATGATGAAAGCCAAAGAAGCAAAGAGAACAAAGTGAAACCAGGACTATACGCTAACATCCAAGCTAAGCGTAAGCGTATTGCCGAAGGCTCTGGTGAAAAGATGAAGAAGCCTGGAAGTAAAGGTGCTCCAACAGCTAAAGATTTCAAGGAGGCAGCTAAAACTGCTAAGAAGAAATGAAAGACTCTAGATTGGAAAGGGCAGGAGTGTCTGGGTACAACAAACCGAAGCGTACACCGGACCATCCTACGAAATCTCACATTGTTGTTGCAAAGGACGGTGATCAAGTAAAGACGATTCGCTTCGGACAACAAGGTGTTAAAGGTTCTCCTGAAGGTTCAGCAAGGAACAAAGCCTTTAAAGCTCGTCATGCAGAAAACATCTCAAAAGGTAAGATGTCAGCGGCTTACTGGGCCAATAAGGTGAAATGGTAATGGCTACCTTTCTTGATTGTGTTAATGGCGTTCTTAGGCGCATTAGAGAAGACCAAGTTACTTCAATCACAGATAGTGACTATGCTGTGTTGATTGGTGATATGGTCAATGAAGCTAAGAGAGAAGTTGAAGATGCTTGGAACTGGTCTGTGCTTCGTCAAACGATCACAGTCACTACAGCAGCATCAACAACGAATTATGCTTTGTCTGGTTCTAATCTAAGAACTAAGATTGAAGATGCTTTCATACCCGCTGCACACTGGTATCTACGTCAGCTATCAGCAGCAGAGATGAACATGTACTTAAATGTTCTCAGTGCTCCTACTGGTCGTCCTAGCAGCTATGCTATGGCTACGACAAGCTCTGCTGGTGTATTGTCCGTTGATGTATTCCCTGTTCCAGATGCAGTTTACACACTGAAGTTTGATTGCATTATACCTCAAGCAGATCTTGTTAATGATACTGATGTTATCTATGTACCATCAGATGTTGTTATCCAAGGTGCTTACCTACGTGCTATCAATGAACGTGGAGAGGATGGTGGTCGTCTATCTGATCAGCAAGCAGATCTTTATCGTAAGACACTTGCTAACTATATCTCTATGTGGATGGGACAATGTTAATACATCCTCTGGTTTTAATAGCACAGAACCTACAGTTATTCACCAAGTCATCAAAGAAGATGGTTCTACAGAGATCCTAACCATTGGTGACAATAAGATCTATTCAGGTACTACTTCATTAACACTGAAGTACACTGGTACTACATGGACAGCACAGAACTGGAAAGTAGTAACTTTCAATGGCTTTACTTACTTCTTTCAACGTGCTCACGCACCAATCATATACGACCACACCACAGGTAACTATTCTCTTGTGTCCGCTTATTCAGGCTACACAGGAACAGTACCACAAGGTAATGAAGTCTTAGCTGCTTACGGTCGTCTATGGGTTGCTGATACAACATCTAACAAAACATTGGTTACTTGGTCCGATACCTTAATTGGTTATGCTTGGACAGGAGGCTCTTCAGGGTCTGTTGATATTGAGGCTGTGTTTACTAACGGAACAGATAGTATCGTAGCTCTGGCGGCCTTTAATGGTCGCTTAATTGTATTCTGTAAGAAGTCTATAGTTATCTATAGCGGTGCTGCTAGTAATCCCACAAGCAATTTAGTTTTAGAAGAGGTTATTGATGGAGTTGGGTGTATTAGCCGTGATTCTATCCAGGATGTCGGTACAGATATTTTCTTCTTATCCGAGACAGGTGTTAGAAGTCTTGGACGAGTCATACAAGAAAAATCAGCACCTATATTCGATGTGTCTAAAAATGTCAGAGATGATCTTATCTCAGATGTTATCGCCAACAACGACAACGAAAACATCAGATCAGTCTTCTACGAGAAAGATGGGTTCTATCTCTTAAGTTTACCTACAAGAGGTGTATCCTACTGTTTTGACACAAAACAAAGACTACAAGATACTTCATGTAAAACTACAGTGTGGACACTAGCACCTAAAGCACTATGCAGCACGAATGATCGTAAACTGTACATAAGTAGATCTGGTTACTTAGCTGAGTACACAGGTACAAGCGATAACGGAGAAACATTCAGGTTTGCTTACTACACAGCACACATTGATGCCGGTGCTGCTTCAATCTTTAAGATACTTAAGAAGTTAGTTCTGTTAGTTATCGGTGGACAGTCTACTAGAGTTACCTTCAGATGGGGTACTGATTATGGTACTGCTTATCGAACAACACAGACAACATTAGATAGTTTTACTCGGTCAGAGTACAACATTGCTCAATACAACATTAACGAATACAACGCTGGTTTACTTATCAATAGTATTCGTAAACCTATTAGCGGCTCAGGAAGAGTGTTTCAGGTCGGTATTGAAGCTGACATAGGATCTGACATCTTTTCTATTCAACAATTGGACGTATTTGTGAAAACAGGTAGGGTCATATAATGGCTATTCAGCAGAATACTGGGTTTAGGATGATGGAGGGAGGTTTAGAAGACACTCCTTTAACAATGTC